GTTTTCCCCAACCCACTCCGCCATCATCTTGAGTATCTGTTCAAGGCCGCTCGCGCCCGCACGTGCGACGCTGCCGACCGTGGTTGTCTTCGCAGCGACGCGGATGCGCAGCGCTTCGCCGCTCTCGCCGGGCTCGCTCTGGCTGTCGAGAAACTGCACGCCTTCGGCCGCCGCGCGATCAAGGTCGGTTTTGAGGGCCTGCCGCATCTCCGACAGGCCAGTCGCGGAGACGCCGATGTACTTCGCATCGCCGCCGATCTTCAAATCGATGACGCCCTTGTTGCCGGTGCGGAGCTGCGTGGGCGCGGCTTCGTCGACAGCACCACCGATGACGACCAGCGTCTGCTGGCCTTGCGCATACAGCGTCTGCCGATAGTCGGCTTCGCCGCGATAGATCGCGAGTGCGAGGTTCGACAGGCCAAGCAGCGGCGGGATTTCCGGTTCTGGCACCAGATCGTTCGCGCCGATAAACACGAACGGGATTTTGTTGAGGGTCTTGCCGCCGATCTCCGGGTAGACGAAGTCTGAACCTATCGGCATCGTGGTCTCGTTGACTTTGACGCACACGCCAAACGGAGCATCACCATCCGGACGGTCCCAGCTATCGTCGAGATTTTCCGGCAGGCCACGAGCGAGCACGCGGTACTTGCGCTCGGTCTTCCAGTTGAAGCCTTCGCGGCGGTAGCCGCCTTCGTCGATCACGACAAGCGCCAGCTCGTTCTTGCCTTCGTCGAGCTTGCCCGCGTCCCAGTTGATGATGCGAATGGGGTCGTAGAACGAAATGTAGGGCATCACCTTGTCGACATCCTGCCCGGTGGGCACGTCGCCGAGCAGGCCGCAGCGGCCGTACACGAACTGCGCAACGGTGATGCGACGATGCAACATGTGGATGTCTTCGCCGCTGATGGTCGCGCGCTTGATCATTCCCTCAAGCCGCTTTGGCACCTGAATTTCGGCGGGCCGCTCATGGATGATGCCGACCATGGCTTTGACGGCTTCGCGCACAACATCGTGGAAGACGGCGCGCAACAGGTAGGCCTCATAGTCCCGCCAACCGGGTGCCGATGGCGTAGTCATGCCATCCTGCACCATGCCTTCGGACGCGGGGAGGTAGTCGAGACGCTTCGACTTCACAGCGCGCTCGCCCGCATATGTGTCGGCCATTTGGACGTACTCGCCCAATCGCTCGATGTATTCCGGGTGTTTGTCAGGAAGGGCCATGCTGCCTCGCAGTCGCGCTCTCTAGCGGATTATGGTTAACGTGTCAAGCTGCCACGCGTCCCGAACGGACTGCGGGGGCCGTATCGAAGCGCAGCATATACCGCGTTTCGTCGCCGTTATGGTCTTCCGCTTCGCTGTTCACGTCGTCGATTTTCACTTCGTCGCGTGGCAGAACCGGAACGCATCGGAGCCACTGTGGGCACCCGGTAGTGACGAACAGTCCGGGGATTTCCCGGTAGCTTCCCGGCGGTCGCTTCGTCGCCTTGAAGCGTTTCCGCATTTGCTCCCAGCCTTGCTCTCGCGAGCCGGGGCCTTTGTCGGCTTTCTCCCAGAAGACGCCGCGATGCTTGACGCCGTTTATCACGCACGGCTTTTCAAAGTCGCTCGCGATGCTGACGCCGTTCACGTCGTCAAAGATGCCGGTGTCGGCCGGGCCGCGTGAGACACGAAACCATTTGCCTTCCGGGTCGCGCAGACCCCACTGAATTTCCTTGGTGATGATGCCCCGCGCAATGTCCGCGACCAGCATGCGGCTGCCTTCGTTCGGCTGCCCGGTCCATCCGTACCACTCCGCGAAACGGAAGAGATCGCCGCGCACGGTCGAGCGCACGTTGCCGTTGCGGAGCTTCAAGTCGCTGCCGTCGCTCACCGCGTACCAGCCGACTGAAAACGGCTTCGACGAACCGTGGTCGTAGGCGCGATATATTTTCCAATTCAGCGGAACGTCGAACTGATCCATGATGACCGTGCTGCGGGCGTCGTGCCAGATGTCGTCGAACATGCCGCCCGCGACGATGTCCCAGCTCCCGTCCATCCACGCGGCCAGCTCGGAAGGATTGCGCGCGGCTTCCTTAATACGGCCCTTGTACTCCGGGTCGGTGTACATCATGACTTGGTTTTCGTCGAGATAGCCGTGAATGGCGCGGCGGTCCGGCTGTTTTATTTTCTTGCCGTCGACCTTCTCTTCGTCACCGGGGATCAGCGGGCCGACTGTCGGCTTGCGGCCGTCAATCGTCTCGCCCGACACTGGCAAATTCCAGCGGGACTTCACCCAGTTGTGGCCCACGCCGTAGGGATTGGTCGTCGCGCGGATTTTGCGCGGCATTCCCTTGCGCGTCGAACGCGAGCAGGAGAACATCGACTTGTAGCAATCAGGCGCGGGCCAGTTGGTCAGCTCTTCCCAGCCAATCCACGGATAGGCGTGGCCGTGATATCCATCATAGTCCTTGCGCGTGGCGAAGTGGCCGAAGTAAAGCTGCTCGCCGGTCGGCCACTCCCACCGCGACTTCACTTCGTTGTACAGCGCCTGCGGCCAGATTTTCTTGATCCAGAGTTTTGACTTTTCGATCACGTCCCGAAGTTGCGGATGGGTGTTGCGGAAAAGGATGCCGCGCCAATCGCTGCCGTAGCCGACGCCGACATGCTGGCAGAAGTCCATGATCAGGGCGACTGTTTTGCCGGGGCCGCGCGTGCCCTCATAGAGCAGCTCGACGGTCGGGTCGGCCAGAAAGAATTGCTGCGAACCCGGCTGCGGTGCCCACGCGACTTGCATCTCCGCGCCCGCATCATTGATGATGATCGGAACGAACTCTCCGCTCTGCGTGCGCACGAACTTATGAACGCTAGGCCACGTCATTGAACGAGCCCTCGTCGAAGATGATCGGCGGCACACCCTTTTGGCGGTAGTCGTTTTCGAGTTGGGTTACTTCCTCCGCGCTCTTCGCTTGCACGCCTACCACCAGCACACCGCCCTGATGAGTGATATCGATGGACTGCTTGTTGCCGTACACTTCGGGCTTGCGCGCCTTGAGAATGAACTGCATCAAGTCGCTGTCTTGCTTCATGACCGTCTCGGGGATCGGCTTGCCATTCTCATCGCGCAGATACGCAGCCGCTCCGGTCGCACCGAGATCGACCAGATCGGGATCGAGCTGGTATATGACGCGGCCTTGGAAGACTTGCGGTTCGAGCTGACCCAGTGCTTTGTTTATCGCGGCTTTCTCAATGCTGTCGACGCCAAAGGTTTTCGCGTCGTCCCATGCGGTATGAAATCGCACGGGCTCATCGTAATCCGGGCTGTCCGTCCACCACCTTTCCGGGACATCGTAGCCATCTCCGGGGCCGCCTTCGGAAGACCTTTTCAGCCAGTAGACGAGGCAGGAACGTGAGATGCCTGCCAATAGGCATGCGTCGCCTTCGACTGGCATGGCGCGCATGGCAATCAGCAGCGTGAGCATTCGTTCTTGGGAGTGTTTGAATTTCTTTCGCGGTACTATTTCGCGAGACGGCGCGGCAGCCGCTGTGGGCTCGGGCTCGTCGCCGATGAGATCAGACATGTCCTCGCTCATGCGAGCCTCCCGGTATTCGTTGGCCCAGCCAGCGGGGCGCGCTCATGCGCGTCTCTTACTTTGACAACTCTTCCCGGATTTTCGCCGCGCGGGCCAAGCTCGCGCGGTCGTTGGGGAAGTTCTCCAAGTGCTTTTGGATACCTTCAAGTTGACGTTCGAGCCGAGCTTGTTTACTTGAAGGTGTACACGTGTTTGGCTTCGACTTCGTACTGGATAGCGACATCAGATCGAACCATCCTCTGATGCGACGCCTGAAAGCTCTTTCCATGCGTGATCGTCGATCTGGCCCATGCCGATTGTGCAACCTTTGCCGAACGTCGCGAAGATATGCGGCAGGTGCAGCTTGCTACGGTCATAAATCCGAACTTCGTCGACCGAGGGACCGAAGTCGATCTTGTGTTTGGCACTGAAATCGAGAAACGGCTTGAGGCTGTCACCTTTCAGGTCGGCGGTGAGGGTCACACCCTCCGGGACAAGCAGCTCAAAATCGGCGACGGGGACGCACTCCTGTTTCGGAGCGGGATCATCGGCGAGTGCAGGGGAAACAAGCAGAGCCGCGACCAGCGCAGCGGTGAGCTTCAACACGTGATAGCCTCCGGGGTTATGGGAAGTCCTTGTAGAGCGACTTGGATTTGGTCGCGCCCTTCGGCAGCGAGCGCGTGACGGGGCGGTCGGCCGGAGGCATCTTGCCTTCGTTCGTGGCACCCGCTTGCTTCGCTGCATACTGCTTGTCGCTCACGGTGCGCGTCTCCGACGCGTCGATACCGGGAAGACGGGAATAGTCGCCGAGCGCCTTGGGCAGATCGCACGCGGGCAGAAAGCCGCTCTTCCCGCAAGTCTGATCACCGGGCGTCACCGAAGACGGGCCTGCGTATCCGTTCTGGCCGTAGCCATTCTGCGCGGGCATTTTGGAGCCTACAACATCGGTTGCCATGTCGTCATACCCTTACATTGTGGGGTGTCGTCGAACGATTACTTTCCGAGACGCGAAGCCTCAGCAAGAACCTTCGGACCGATGTCGGTGTCGATGGCCTTCCCGCCTGCGCCCTTCATGCCCCACGAGGACTTGAGCACTTGCGGCTGGCGGCGCAAAGTCTTCGCCTGCGGCTCTGGATCGAGCGGATTGGGCGAGGACGCGTCGGGACCACTGCCCGGATTTTTCGGACCGGCCGACATCGTGGTCATGTCCTTCATGCCGTCCTTGACGGGAAACTTGGTCTGCACGCGCTTGGCGGCACCGCTGCGCGCGATGTTGCTGTCGGTCTGATCCTTCATGCCCGGCTTGGTCGCGCTGTTGCTCTTGCCTTGATATGCCATACTCGTGCTCCTGACGCGCAAATGGAATTTCGCCGCCAAGGATACTCGCTTGGCGGCGTTCGAACAACTGGCAACTACCGTTGGGAATTTCAGGTCAGAAGATCACCGGCCATGTAGCCACCGCCGGGGCCTACTTCTGGCGTAGACGGTCCGCTCGCTCCCGGAGCCGCGCCCGTGCTGGGGCCAGCCGGAGGCGGAGGAACCACCTGCGACTTCGCCGTATTGCTATGTTGAAGCGCCAGCGCAGCGTCGAAGTCAGTGATCGGGTCTTCATTGCTGGTCACCGTGCGATTTTTGCGATCAAATCCCAAGCTCATGGCGTCGGCACTCCCTTAAACAGAAATTGCTCAAGTGCTCGGGCATCAGCCAGCGACCAGCTCACGGCACCATCGCTGCTATTCGTACCTTTCGGCGCGGTGACCCCGGTCGTGCCGCTGGATGTCGCGCGAAACAGATGGCCCGCATGCGTCACGTATTCACCCTTTGTGACGGTCAGGCTGTGCGCCCATGGCACCGCCTTCTGTTGGAGAGCACGCGCAACGCGCCGCCGCCGATTGTAATACGTCGCTGCTTGTACCTGCGCGCCAATCATCCGCCAGTCCCTCCGGTGTCAATCGTGCGACCACCCTTGATGTCGTAAATCGAAATCTGATTTTGCTTGCGCCCGGCGGCGACGGCCGTACCCTTGGCCTTGATGTTGTCCGACACGTCGAGATGCGTCTTGCCTGTTGCCGGGTCCGTCCACGATCCGACATGCGTGCCGGGCTCGCGAAGCGCGCTCGCGTTCTGGGCGGCGAACTGATTGAGGAGCTGACCGCCGCGCGGCCCCGACAGGTCGCTCGCGTTCACGATCATGCTTGAGCCGGGTCGCGAAACCATGTAGCCGGTCTGTGGTGAGCGGCCGTTGCGCGGGTCGACTGATGCGCCGTTCGGGTTTTTCGTGATCGTCCTGATCACGTTCGGGTGCAGGTGAAATTGCCCCACCTGTGCGACGCCCCCGGCATGCGAGCCGGGGTCACTTCCATGTCCGAGGGCGTCCTTTGGCATAGCGACCTACTTATAGTTGGGTGGGGCCTGCGAGAATGCGACCGAGCATACGGCCAGCACAATCGGAAGTCCAGCGTATTCACGTCCAAAAATCAAGAGCGCGATAGCTGCGATCAAGCAGAGCCACGCGCCGACGAATTTAGCTGTTGCCATGTGAGGCACCTTTCATGAGAGGTTAACCCCCCGGCAACGTTCGATCAGGTCTGCGGTTCCCGCATCCTGTCTATCTCAGCGACCGTCTCGCGAACCGCGTGCACGTCGCCATCAATTTTCAGAACCGCCTTCGCTCCCGGAGCCCACAATCCCGGTGCCGCTACTTCCAGCGGCGTGATCAGCTCCGGATTGATTTCCAGTGTCCTGCCGTC